GTGTTCAAAAGCTCAAAGGACGGGATGTAGTCTTTGCGGATTCGGAATAAAATTTGACCCGGAGAGATTTGTTCGTCTCCAAGAAACCAATGCACCAAAAGTCAATTACGCATTTAAGCCTATGGAAAAAGGCGGTCTTGGATATTTAGAAGTTTGTGAATATCTCAACGAATATTGTGGAACTTCCATAGTAATCCCGGAGGTGAGCGAATGAGTAACCCAAATGGTCATTTGATGCACATTCCACAGGGGACGCTTTCTAATCGTTTGAATATGCTCGGTTGGAGCGAGGAAAAAGCGTTAGGAGGTGGCAAAGTATGAACATCATAGTGTACGACTGTGAAATATTCGCCTATGACTGGATCGTGGTGTTCAAAGACATTTCTACGGGAATATTCACTGTCATACATAATGACAACGATGCCGTGAGAGAAGTCATTGACGAAGATAATATCTACATAGGCTTTAACAGTAAGCATTTCGATTCTTTCATTATTAAAGCAATCGCATACGATTTCTCCCCACCCGAAATCAAGCAACTCAACGATTTCCTTATTGGCGGCGGTAGAGGTTGGGAGTACGCCCCGTTGAAAGAGGGCTACTTCAAGTTTAATAATGTAGACATTCGAGATGATGTTCAGAAAGGGCTATCTCTGAAAGCCATTGAAGGACATATGGGGATGGATATTCAAGAAACGGAGGTATCATTCGACCTCGACAGACCGCTCACAGAGGACGAGCTACAACAGACTATTCACTACTGTACTTACGATGTAGAGGCTACCCATGAGCTAATGAAGCTCCGAGCGGACTACCTCAAGACCAAAAAGAACCTCGGTAAACGGGCGGGAATTGACGAGGTCACGGCCCTTGCCGCCACCAATGCCAAACTGACGGCAATGATGTTACGGGCAGAGCGTAAAGAGTGGAACGATGGACGAGAGTATGTCTACCCCGAAAACCTTGACACCGCTGTTACCCCAAAGCCTATCTTGGATTTTTTCGAAACAATCCATGATATGTCAATCCCCGACGATGTTTTGTTTAAGACTTCGTTCGAGATTGAAATTGGCGGTATGCCCTGCAAATACGCATGGGGCGGTGTCCACGGCAGTTTAACGGGGTATCACGAAGAAGCGACAGAGAGCAGGGTTATCCAAAACCGTGATGTTTCGAGCCTGTACCCATCTCTGATTGAGATTTATAACTACCTCTCCCGCAATGTCCCCGATCCTGAACTGTTTTACGCGATCAAGCGTGACCGCATACAGGCGAAGCACAACGGCGATAAACAGACGGCAAACGACTTAAAATTGCCGCTTAATACGGTATCGGGGGCGCAGGAAAACCGCTACAACGACCTGTATGACCCACTCCCTACTCGCTCGCTGCGTATATCTGGACAGCTTTTCCTTACCGTACTTACTATGCGTCTGCTGAACGCCTGTAAGACGATCAAGTTGCTCAACCTCAACACGGATGGTTTGATGTATTCTGTCGACAAATCCGAACTCGCTATCGTGGACGAAATCGCTCACGCATGGGAAACCGAGACTAAGTTCGAACTCGAAGTCGATGACATTCAAAAAGTTTGGATCAAAGATGTCAATAACCTCTTGATGATTAAGACGAACGGAGAGGTCAAGACTGTCGGAGGATATCTGAACTACGGTATCTCCGTGAAAGGAGCATGGTCGATAAACAACAATATGGTTATTGTTAAGAAAGCACTCGTTGAGTATTTTGTTCACGGTACACCCGTTGAGGATACCATCAACGGCAGCACCAATATTCTTGAGTTTCAGATCATCGCTAAAGCCGGAGCGAAATATCGAGAAGCCTATCATATTGTTGATGACGAACATATCCCCGTGCAGAAGGTAAACCGTGTGTACGCTACAACCGATGAGCGATACGGGAAGATATTTAAGGTCAAAGCCGAGACAGACGCAACAGCAAGAATCGAAATGCTCCCCGACCATTGCATCATCGACAACGACAACCACTTGTCCATTGACGATGTGGACAGAACATTTTATATCGATACGGCAAAAAAACGAATCCGTGACTTCCTCGGAATCAAGCCGCCGAAGAAGAACACCCGGAAAATCAATTCCCTTGCGAAAAAAGCATTAAAAATTTTGGAGGAGGTGAGCTGATGAAAGATTGGACAGGAAATAGCCGTTCCGCTCATGCCACCCTCGGCGCAAGAAACTACGCATTGGAAGAACGAGAAACGAATGACTATTATGCGACAGAGCCAAAAGCCCTTGAACTTCTTTTGAAAGAAGAAGAGTTCTCCGAAAACATTTGGGAATGTGCTTGCGGAGAGGGACACTTATCGAAGGTGTTAAAAAATCACGGACACAAGGTTTTTTCGACAGACCTGATAGACCGGGGCTATGGCTTAGGCGGTATAGACTTCCTGCAATGGGACAGCCCGTATGACGGGGATATAATCACAAACCCTCCGTACAGATACGCCTTAGAGTTCGTTGAAAAGGCTCTCGAAGTTGTCACAGACGGTCACAAAGTCGCAATGTTCCTCAAACTGCAATTTCTCGAAGGCAAAGCGAGAAGAGCGTTCTTTGAGAAAAGTCCACCTCGGACAATCTATGTATCTTCAAGCCGATTACTCTGTGCAATTAACGGAGACTTTAATAGAAACAGTTCAAGCGCAGTTACATATGCTTGGTTTATATGGAAAAAGGGCAATACGGAAGCCCCTATTATCAAATGGTTTAATTAAATTGTAAAGGAGATATTCATCATGCCTACAAAGAAACCCGCAACTGAACAGACCGCCATTGACACAACCGGAATGAATGTGTGGTCAAAACTCCTCACCGTGCGTAACGAATTTTACGCCGCAGGAGCGAAGAAAACAGGAAAAAATCTTCATGCCGAATTTATGTATTTCGAGCTGAGTGACATTGTTCCTGTTGCCGCCCCGATTTTCGCAAAATACAATCTGCTCCTTATGCCTACTTTTGAAAACGGCAACGCCGAAGCAGTCGTAATCAATACCGAAAAGCCGGACGAGCGTATCAATTTCTCAATCCCGTTGCAGTTTATCGCAGAGCCGGGAAAATTCCGTATGAACGAGGTACAGGGTGTTGGAGCGGCAGTAACCTACTATCGCCGTTATCTGTATATGATCGTTCTCGACCTTGTAGAAGCCGACAGTTTTGACGGCGAAAGTAGCACCGCAGAAGCAGAAGATACTCCCGCACCTAAGAAGAAACCCGCTACAACTGAGCAGCGACAGGAAATCAAAAAGACCCTTACGAACTCTGACGGCGAAGCGGATGACTTGCAGAAAACGGCATTGAAAGCGGCATTGAAAAAACTGAAAGAAATCGACCCGTCAAAGGAAGAGTTCATTCAGAAAATCGCCGTTAAGACAAACAAATTTACCTCAATCAAAAAGGTAGCATGTGAGCAGTTGATTCTCACTGTCAATGAGATGATTGCCAACTACATACAAGACGATCTGCCGTTTTAATAGTAAAGAAAGGAGTTGGAAATAATGGTTGAGAAGAAAATTCTTGATGCTACTTGCGGGTCTCGAAGTATTTGGTTTAATAAGCATCATCCCGTCGCAGTCTATATGGACAAGCGACAGGAGTTTGAAACCCGGATTTGGAAATCCGGAGACGGACTATCCGAAAGAACATTAACCGTAAATCCCGATGTAATCGCCGACTTCACCGCCATTCCATTCGCAAGCGACACCTTTTACCTTGTGGTTTTCGATCCGCCGCATTTACAAAAAGCGGGAGAAACCTCTTGGTTAGTCAAAAAATACGGGAAACTTGTTGACAATTGGCCGCAAATGCTTAGAGAAGGATTTACAGAATGCATGCGCGTTTTACGACCAAACGGAATTTTGATATTTAAGTGGTCAGAATCACAGATTTCCGCAACGAAAGTTTGGGAAGCAATCGGACAGAAACCTCTCTTCGGGCATCATTCGGGAAAGAATAGTAAGACCTTTTGGGGTTGCTTTATGAAAGGAGAAAAATAATGGAGTGGCTTGACACAAAACAGTTGAAAATCGTACCCCCGAAAAAGCCGAAGAAGATCACAGGTACTCGCTTTGCTGCCATTATGGGCAAGAATACATGGAACACCCCGTTCAAGACTTGGTGTGAAATCACCCGTACCTACGAAGAGCCTTTTGAGGACACTGTATACACCATAGCGGGTAAAACCATTGAGCCGAAACAGGCAGAGTATATGCGCCGTGCGTATTTTATGACCGGGTTAAAAACCCCGACTGATATTTTCGGCGAGAACTACTTCAAACGCACCTTCGGTGACTTCTTCAAGGACGAGCCTATCTTTGGCGGTATGTGGGACTATCTGCTCTATGATGAAAGCGGAAAGCCTACCACCGTGCTTGAAATGAAAACGACCAAACGCTCTGAGGATTGGGAGAATGATATTCCCGAATACTACGCTTTACAGGCTGCGCTTTATGCCTATCTGCTCGGCGTTGACTCTGTAATGATGGTCGTATCGTTCCTTGAAGATAAGGACTATAAAGCCCCCGAAGCCTTTGTACCGTCCTCGGAGAACACTATCGTAATCCCGTTTAAGGTCAGTGAGAGATACCCTGATTTCGGTAAACTCATTAAAAAAGCCGAAAAGTGGTGGAAGTCTTGCGTTGAGGGCGGTGTTTCCCCTACCTTTGACGAGAAGAAAGATGCCGACATTCTGAAAATCCTCCGCACCAACACTCTTAACCCGGAAACAGACATTGGGAGTGTAATGGAAGAAGCCGAAGCCTTGCAGGAGGAAATTGAGCGGGTATCTGCCACGGTTGCCGACAAAGAAAAGCGGCTCAAAACGCTCAAAGACATTATTAAGGAACAGGCTATGAAGTCGTTCCGGGACGGGGATAAGAGCGTGGCTTTGAAAAGCAAGCGTTATGTATGGGCAGTTTCCCGTACCGAGAGAAAGGACATTGACAAAGATGCTCTGAAAGCAGACGGACTGCTCGATAAGTATAACACCAAAGCGGTAGTAAGCTACCGCCTCACCAATAAACTCATCGAGGAGGAATAAGAATGTACATTAACCCTTGTGCAGCAGGTGTTCTTGCCACCTTGCTCGTCGAAACTGTAATCTTCATCGGTATCATGATTTATTTTGCAACTAAAAAGAATAACGGAGGTAGAAAGTAATGGGAAAAATTGCACTGAGTGAGGGATTTTCACCTATCCCGGAGGGAACTCACATCTTCAAAATCGTAGGTGTCGACTACAAAGAAGCATACGGAAAGCTCGAAATCAAAATGAAAACGGCAAAGGGACAAGTTCATACGGAACGCTTCTCCCTCATCAAGCAGGACGGCTCTTCCAACGAGGGTGCATTGAACGCCTTTTCGTATTTCGCAAGAACGGCTCTGAACGATTATACCGCACAGGACATTGACCCCGAAGAACTTGTAGGATATTTCATTGAGTGTGATGTCGAACACGACATTCAGCCCTCAAACAAAAATCCGGACAAGACGGTTACATTCGCTCGTCTTACCGATAAACGCCCCGCAGACGGATACGACGAAGCGGAAGTTATAACTCCTCCTGTAAAAAAGAAAGAGATTGCTCCCGCAAAGAAAACTGAGATCAAATCGGAGAACCTTGATCTCGACGCACTGCTCGGATGAAAGGAACGGTATAAGCGAGGGCGGTGCAAAACCGCCTTCGCTATACCAACGAGGAGGTAACATTATAAACATGGAAGAATTCATTAATCATGTAAATGCAATAGGGCAGCAGGCTTATCAGGAAACTCCCGCCAAAGACGATAAGGGTAAACCCAAGCTCTCACTTGTCCCCGGGCAAATCATCCGCGACATTGCGGTTGTGCGGGAATATGGATGCGAGAAGTATCATGATCCCGAAAATTGGAGGAAGGTAGAGCTTCAGCGCTATATAGATGCTTTCTACCGCCATTGGCTGTCATTTGTAGAGGATAATAACTCGATAGACGAAGAAAGCGGCATACCGCACTATAAGCATTGCGCTTGCAATATGGCGTTTATATGCGAGTTAATGAGAGCCGGAAAGGACGGAAATAATGAGAGACTTTAAGGATAGACTTGCGCTCTTTGAGGGCACTATGCGTGGAAATGTCCCTGTGAGAGATTATGACACTTTGCTCAAATGGTGTGTGGAAAACGAGTTTTTCTCGCAACCCGCATCCACCAAATATCACGGTAACTACCCCGGAGGTTTGTTTGACCACTCCTACAATGTGGCAAAAGCTCTTTGCGTTCTCACACAAAGGAACGGGTTGGAATGGGAACGCCCCGATAGCCCGTGTATAATCGGAATGTTTCACGATATTTGTAAGACCGATAACTATATGCAAGATGCCAACGAGATATACGAATACAATACTGAAACTCTGCTCAAAGGTCACGGAGATAAATCGGTAATGATCCTTGCTTCCCTTACCACTCTCACGGAAGAAGAAGTTATGTGTATTCGTTATCACATGGGAGCCTTTACCGATAGCGGCGAATGGAACTACTACACAC